AAAGCCACCGAGGCCAGTGTCGTCGTCTCGGGGCAGACCGACATCACCGCCGATGCGCGCATCGAGGCGTGGGTCATGGCGCGCAGCACCGCCGACAACAACACGATAGACCACCAATATGCCGCCGTGTCGTTTCGCCTGTCGACCAGCGAGCCGGTGCCTGGCACCGGCTTCAGCATTACCGCATATAACCTGTTCGGCTATGCCACCGGGCAATTCAGCATCGAATGGACTTGGAGTGACTAAATCATGAGCTTCCTGCAAAAAAATCATCGGCTACGCCAGCGGCAACGGCCTCGAAGTCGACAGCAACAACCGCGCCAAGGTCAACCTGCCGACCACCAAGGCAGACGCTGGCTATGCCGCGCTGACCTCGGTCGTGCATGATGGCCTGACCGGGCAGGCCGCGCCCATCGTGCGCAACCTCGAAGTGTCGATCAACAAGCGCCTGCGCGTCGGTCTCGACAATCTCTGGTTCCAGGACCGGTTCAGCTACGCCGCACAATGGACCGCCGTCTGGAAGTCGACGCTGACCACCATGACGGTCACGCACGTACCGGCTGGCTTCATCGCCCTGAATGGTGGCGGGTCGGTCGCGGCGGCGGCGGTGGCGAACTACGAAACGCGCAAGATGTTCCCCTGCTACAACGGCGCCGGCCTGGCGCTGGAAATGATCGCCCTGTGGAACCAGCCGCCGCAGACCGGCAACCAGATCGAGTTCGGCCTGTTCCAGGCGGCGACGACGGCCGCGCCACTCGACGGCATCCTGTTCCGCCTGACCAGTGCCGGCGTGCTCAATGGTGTCATTAACTTCAACGGCTCGGAAACGCTGGTCGATCTCGGCACGGTGCCCAGCGAAGATGAGGCACACAGCTTCGGCATCCGCATCGAGCAAGAGTCGACGATCTTCCTGATCGACGGCGTGGTGCGCGGAACGATCAACACGCCGGTAGGCCAGAACGGCCCATCGAACAACATGTATCAGCCGATCCACTTCCGCAATTACAACAGCGGCGGCACTTCGCTGGCGCAGCAGTTTCAGGTGGGCGAAGTGCGCGTGTTCATGCGCGACGTGGGCGATGCGCGGCCCTTCGGCCAGTCCATGGCCGGCATGGGCGGCATGGGGTGCCAAGGACACGGTGGCGCGACGCAGGGATCGACCGCGAACTACACCAACTCGATGGCGATCGGCGCCGGTGCGGCGGCCACCAACACCACAGCCGCACTCGGCTCGGGTCTCGGCGGCCAGTTCGGCCTGTTGCCGACGCTCACCGCCGGCTCGGACGGCATCATTTCCAGCTACCTGGTGCCGGCCGCCACCGCGCTGATCCCCGGCGAATCGCTGGTCATCACAGGCGTCTGGATCGACGCCAAGGTGCTGGTGGCCTTCACCGGCGGCCCGTGCTACTTTGCCATGTCCCTCGCCATTGGCGGTGACGCCGTGACGCTGGCGCAGTCCGAAGCCGCGGCAACCAAAGCCTATCGACGCATCCCACTGGGATTTCAAAGTTTCCCGGTCACGTCGCCCGTCGGCCAGAAGTCCGACGAGGGGAGGATCTATGTGCCATTCGCCAGCCCGCTGGTGGTTCAACCCGGAGAGTATGTCCAGGTGGTGGCCAAGAACATGGGCACCGTGACTTCGGCGGGTCAGGTGGTGTTCCTGATCGGCTTCGACAGCCACTGGGAATAAATCATGTCGCTGCTGCTGCGCCGTCGGCGCGCGGTGGCGCCGGTTATCGAAACCACCACTACCGGCGGCGATCCGCGCCGGCGGCATCAGCACGCAGAAGCGGCGCCCATTTTCGACACGATAACGCGCCGCCGCAAGCGCCGCCGCGCGGCGGCAATGCTGCTGGCCATTCGGTAGGGAACACGCCGGCCTGAAAGTTCCGCGCCGCACCGGCATCCTTCGCGCATCTTTGCGGAGGCCGCGCGATGCAGACACGTTTCCAACGAACCTTGAAGGCTCAGCCGGGCCAGCCGGCGGAAAATGGCGAGATCGACCTCGCCATCAGTTCCGAGGCGCCCTACGAGCGCTGGTTCGGCATCGAAATCCTGTCGCACGACGCCGCGGCCGTCGACCTGTCCCGCCTGGCCGACAACTGCCACCCGCTGCTGCTCAACCACGACACCGAAAAGCAGATCGGCGTGCTGATCGACCCGGTAATCGGCGACGGACGCATGCTGCGTTGCAGGGCCAAATTCAGCCGCGCCGAAAACGCCCAGGAGATTCTGCGCGACGTGCAGGACGGCATCCGCCAGTTGGTGTCGGTCGGCTATTTCATCGACGAGATTCAGGAAGTCGAGCCGCTGCCGGACGCCACCGGCCCCGAGACCAAATGGAAGCCGGTGCGCACCTACACCGGCGAAGAATTCGAGCGCGAAATGCGCCAGAAACACGGCGAGAGCTGGCAACGCAGTGGCCCGGAAGCCACGCGCGCCGGTGAAACGCCGCCCACGTTCCTGGTCACACGCTGGACGCCCTTCGAGGCTTCCATCGTGCCGATCCCGGCGGACGTGTCCGTGGGAATCGGCCGCTCGGCCGTAACCGAGCCCGAAGCCCCGCCTGCAGCAGCCGCCGCATCCATCACGCCAGCACCCCAACCCCAGATCATCGTCGTGGAGAAAAAAACCATGGAAAAGACCCCGGACCAGCTCAATGCCGAGCGCATGCTCAGCATCATTTCGCTGGGCGAGCAGTTCAAGAAGTACTTGAAGGACACCGACGCCCCCGCCGCCGTGCGCGACGGCATGACGGTCGAAGCCTTCAAGGACCTGATCATGCGCAACATGCAGACCAGGCACACCGACACCTCGGAAGTGCACATCGGCATGACGCCGAAGGATCAGCGCCGCTACAGCTTTGGCCGCGCCCTGGTGGCCCAGGCCACCGGCGACTGGTCGGCGGCGGGTTTCGAGCGCGAATGCTCGCAAGCCGTGGCCAGCATCCTCGGCCGTGGCGCGGAAGGCTTCTTCGTGCCGCCCGAAGTCTTCGCCCGTGACTTCAACGTCGGCACCGCGACGGAAGCCGGCAACCTCAAGCCGACCATCCTGCGTGACGACCTCTATGTCGACGTGCTGCGCAACAAGCTGGTGCTGAACAGCCTCGGCGTCACCTTCCTGTCCGGCCTGACCGGCGACATCGACATGCCGCGCAAGGCCACCGCCTCCGCCATCGGGACGGTGACTGAAATCGGCTCGGCGACGGAAAGCAACCCAACCACCGCCAAGACGACCCTGTCGCCCAAGCGTCAGACCAGCTATGTCGAGGTCTCGAAGCAGGCGCTGATCCAGTCCGCCCTGTCGCTGGAAAACATGATCCGCGACGACCTGCTGTCCGGTGTTGCCGTGCAGATCGAGTCGCAAGTGATCAACGGCACCGGCACCGCGCCGCAGATGACCGGCATCCGCTATACCTCCGGCATCGGCACCGTCGCCGCCGGCGCCAATGGCGGCACCGTCACCTGGGGCAACGTGGTCGGCCTCGAATCGGCCTGCGCCAACAGCAACGCCGAACCGGACCGCCTCGCCGGCTACCTGACCAACACCAAGCAGCGCGGCAACCTGAAGCAAGTCCAGAAGGGAACCAACCTGCCCTTCATCTGGGACAACGGCGCGCAGCCGGTCAATGGCTACCGCGTGGCGATCAGCAACAACGTCCCGAGCAACTTGACCAAGGGCACCAGCACCACGGTGTGCTCGGCGGCGCTGTTCGCGGCTGACTGGTCGATGGGCGTGGTCGGCCTGTTCGGCGCGCCGGATGTGACGGTTGATCCCTACACCAAGGCCGACACCGGCCAGGTGAAGATCACCCTGAACCAGTTCGCCGACTTTGGCATCCGCCAGCCGGCGGCCTTCGCCAAGTGCGAGGACCTGCTCTGATCCGCAAAGCCTCAAAGAAAACCGCCCCGGCGTCCGCGCCGGTGGCGGCTTTTCCACAGCGCCCCGCGTCGGACGGCGGGACATTGCGGAAAAGCCAACCCGTACCGGCGGCTCCCGGTTATCCGATCTGGTGGTGGTGGAACCAATGACCTGGACGATCGACGGACCCCAAGGCAACGAAGCGGAAAAGGTCCGCTTCGAGGTGCTGCCCTGGTGCGCCCACGGCGGCCTCGACATCGGCTGTGGGCCATCCAAGGTCTGGCCGGCCATGATCGGCCTCGATTCGGGCAAGGATACCGACCTGTTCGGCGTCGCCATGCGCCCCGACATGGTCATCGCCGACGCGGCGCGGCTGCCGATGTTCGCCGACAACTGGATGCCCTGCGTGTTCAGCAGCCACCTGCTGGAACATATCGAAGACTGGCAGGCCGCGCTGAAGGAGTGGTGGCGCGTGGTGCGCATCGGCGGCACGCTGGTGCTCTACCTGCCGCACGCCGACCTGTACCCGAACATCGGGCAGCCCGGCGCCAACCCGGACCACAAGCACGACTTCAGGAACGACGACATCGTCGACTTCTTCCGCCTCGCCTTCCCTGACTGGACGCTGCTGGAAAACCAGGTGCGCAGCGAAGACAACGAATACAGCCTGCTGCTGGTGCTGCAGAAGGAAGCCGCCGGCCACGGGCAGATCGACGCCACCACCGCGCCCCGCCCGGAAAAGAAAGCCGCCATTGTGCGCCTGGGCGGCAACGGCGATGCGCTGTGGGCCGCCTCGGTGGCTGCGCATCTGGCGGACGACGGCTACCACGTCACGGTGTACTGCGCTGCCAACGGCGCCGACGTGCTGCGCCACGACCCGCATGTGCAGCATGTCGTCGCCCTGCCCACCGGCGTGCTCGACGACCACGAACTGATCCGCTACTGGGCGCACGAAGGCGTCAAGTACGACAAATGGGTGAACCTGATCAACAGCGTCGAAGGCCGCCTGCTGCCGCACCAGAGCCAACAGGATTTTTACCTGCCGCACGCCGTGCGCCACCGGCTGATGAACGTGAACTACCTCGACCAGGTGCATGCCTGGGCCGAGCTGCCCGACGGCACCGCCCCGCGGCAGAAGTTCTACCCGAGCGAAGCCGAGGCGAAATGGGCGTCCGAAATGCGCGCCCGGCTGCCCGGCCCGCTGGTGGTGGTGTCCGCCTCCGGCTCCGGCCCCTTCAAGCGCTGGCCGCACGCGCAGCGCTTCATGGAATTGATGGCCGATGCAGGCGTCTATACCGTGGTGCTGGGTGATCTGGCCGGGCTCGAGGATCTCGACCTGCTGGAACGCGACGGCATCGAATACGGCCACGTCATCGGCCGCGAATGGCCGCTGCGTGCCGCGCTGGCCTATGCTTTGCAGGCCGACGCCGTGGTCGCCACCGAAAGCGTGTTCGCCAACGCCGTGGCCTTCGAGCCGATGCCGAAGGTGGTCCTGCTGTCGCACAGCAGCCACGAAAACCTGACCCGCGACTGGACCAACACCGCCGCGCTTGAAGCGCCGGTCGCCTGCCATCCCTGCCACCGCATCCACGACATCCGCGCCCAGCTCTGCGCCCGCGACACCGTCACCGGCGCCAGCGCCTGCATGGCGCATTACAGCGCCGAATCTGTCGCGGATCTGGTGCTTTCCGTAATTCCGGCGCAAACCGGAATCCAGGAATTGAAAGCCGCCTGATGGCCTTCACCGAAGACTTCGCCGCCTACTTCCTCGACTTCGGCGTCGCCGCCACGGTCGATGGCGCGTCCGTGCGCGGCATCTTCGACAACGACTTTCTGACCACGCTCGGCGTCACCGCCGGCAGCGGCCCGGTGCTGCTCTGCGCGGCGGCGGATGTCACCAGTGCCGCCCAGGGCGACGCCGTCACCGTGGCGGCCGTCAGTTACACCATCACCGCCATGGAGCCCGACGGCACCGGCATGACGCTGCTGCGGCTGCAGGAAGCCTGACCATGGCCAATCACCTGCACAAACAGATCCGCGACGCGATTGTCACTGCGTTGACCGGCCTCACCACCACCGGCGCCCGCGTCTATGCCAACCGGCTGATGCCGCTGCCCGACGTCTTGAGCCCGACGCTGCTGATCACGCTCGACGAAGAAACCGCCACCACGGTCACGCTCCACACCTCTCCAATTTATGAGCGGGAGCTGCGGCTGTCGGTGGCGGCCATCGTCAAGGCCACCAGCGCGCTCGACGACACGCTGGACCAGATAAGCAAAGAGGTCGAGACGGCGCTGGCGGGCGGCATCACGCTGTCTGGGCGCCGCCTCGACTTCACCTACAGCGGCATGAGTTTCGACGACGAGCAAAGCGACAAGCCCGTCGGCATCAAGCGCATGAATTTCACCGTCCCCTACACGGCTGCAGCGAATGCGCCGGATGTCTTGAGTTAACGAAAGGAGCACCATCATGAACAAGTGGTCAAACGTTGCCGTCGCCCTGCAGTCGGCCCTTGCCGCGGCCGACACCATTACCGGCATCACCAAGGCCAACCCCGGCGTGGTCACCGCCACCGCGCACGGGATCAGCAACGGCGAATACGTCTTCCTGCTGGTCTCCGGCATGCACCAGTTGAACGGGCGCGTCGTGCGCGCCGCCAACGTGGCCGCCAATACCTTCGAGCTCGAAGGCGTCGATACCACCTTGTTCGATACCTTCAGCAGCGGCACCGCCGAAGTCATCACCTTCGGCACCTCGATCACCACCGCCACCACCATCAGCAACAGCGGCGGCGGCTTCGATTTCCTCGATACCACCACGATTCACGGCAACGCCAAGACGCAGACCCCCGGCTTGCCGGCGGCGGCCACCTACTCCATGGATCACCTCTGGGACCCGGCCGACGCCGGCCAGGTCGCCATGAAGACGGCCAGCGATGCGCAGGCTCGCCGCGCCGTGAAATTCACCTTCGGCACTGGCGGCAAGATCATGGTGTTCGCCGGCTATGTCGGGTTCTCCGGCGCACCGGCCGGCAGCGCGCAGGCCGTGGTTACCTGCCAGGCGGTGTTCACGCTGGATGGCACGCCGACTTACTACGCCTCCTGATCATGGCGCTGGTCGATCAACTGCGCAAGGCCCGCGAAGAAACCGTCGAGGTCGGCGGCTTCAAGTTTCGCATTCGCCGGCCGACGGCGCTGGAAATGGTCGAGCTGCATGGCCGGCCGAAGGGTCGCGCCATCCTGCCCCATGTCATCGGGTGGGAAGGCGTCACCAGCCTGGACATCGGTCTGCCCGGCGGCGATGCGCACCCGGTCGAGTTCGACCCGGCGCTGGCTGCCGAATGGCTGACCGATCGGCTCGATCTGCTGCAGCCGCTGGCCGATGCCGTGTTCAGCGCTTTTCACGCTTACGAGGCCCGGCAGGAAGAAGCAAAAAAAAACTGACGGACTGGCTCGATAGCACGCGCAACCCCGGCGCCCCCGATCCATGCCCCGCCGAGTTCTTTTTGTCGTTGCGTGCGTGGGGCTTGCTGGGCGGGGTGGAGTGGACGGGATTGGAAGTGGTGGCCGAAATGCTGGGCATCCATGACATCGAAAGCCTGGTTGTGGATCTCGCCACGATCAGGGACTGGCAGAACCGGAGCAAGGACTGATGGCCCTCGACAAGAATACGCAGATCGTCATCACCGCGAAGGATGAAACCGCCGCGGGATTTGCGTCGGTCGCTGCGGGCGTCGGCCGGCTGGGCGGCCAGTTCAGCGGGCTGGCCAACCCGGTGGCGCTGGCGACCACCGCCGTCGCCGCCGCATCGGCGGCCATGGTCGCCAGCATCAAGTCGGCGGTGGACACCGGCGACCAGCTCAACAAGCTCAGCCAGAAGACCGGCATCGCCGTCGAATCGCTCTCCGCGCTGGCGTATGCCGGCGATCTGTCCGACGTCTCCATCGAATCGCTCGCCACCGGCATCAAGAAGCTCTCGGTGAACATGTCCGAGGCGGCGGCCAGCACCAGCGGCAAGGCGGCCGAAGCCTTCAAGGCGCTGGGGGTCTCCGTCAAGGATGCCAGCGGCAATCTGCGCGATTCGGATGCCGTCATGGCCGACATCGCCGACCGCTTTGCCGGCATGAAAGACGGCGCCGGCAAGACGGCGCTGGCCGTGGCCCTGTTTGGAAAAGCCGGCGCCGACCTGATTCCGCTGCTCAATCAGGGCAGCCGCGGCTTGGCCGAAATGCGCGTCGAGGCGGAAAAGCTCGGCCTGGTGATGACCGGCAAGATGGCCAAGGACGCCGAGGAATTCAACGACAACATCAAGAAGTTGTCGCTGTCCACCAGCGCACTGGGCCGCTCGATTGCCGCCGACCTGCTGGGGCCGCTGGCGGAATACACCCGGCTGGTGGTGCAGGCGCGTGTTGAAGGCGCCGGGCTGTTCACGGCGCTCGCCGTGGGCCTGCGCACCGGCGGCGCCGACGGCAAGACGCTCGACGAACTGCGCGAGCGCGCCGCCAGCTTGCAGGGCACGATCAGCAATCTGTCCAGCGGCGGCGTTACCAACGACAACACGCCGGTATTTTCGGCGAAGCTGCGCGCCGCGAAGGCCGAGTTGTCGATCCTGCAAAAGCAGATCGCCGCCCGCATGGCGGATGCCGGCGAAGTCATTCCGCCCTACGCGCCGGGCGAAAAAGCCAATGCGCCCGCCATCAGCGACGGTGACGATAGCGCGGCGAAGCGCGCCGCGAAGAAGGCCGCCGCCGACCTGCAGCGCATGATCGAGGTGGGCGAGCGCAACCTGGCGTCGACCATCGACAGCGAGGAAGAGCAGCGCCTGCTCGCCGCCTCGCGCGGCATGCAGGACGTGCGCAAGGAATACGAAGCCCTGCAGCGCATCCTGAAGACGGGCGAGCAGAACGAGCTGGCGGCGTATTACGAAACCGCCGGCGAGGAAACCATGCGCCTGGTGGCCGAACAGCGCGCCCTGAAAGATGCCGGCACCGGCACCTTCGCCGACCTGACGCGCGCCGTCGAAGGCTGGGGCAACGCCTTCACCGACACCATGGCCGACATGGTCCTGACCGGCAAGGCCAATTTCAGCGATCTGGCCAACAGCATCATCCGCGACCTGACCCGCATCCAGATCAAGAAAAATCTCACCGACCCGATCGTCAAGGCCGGCACCTCATTCCTCGACGACCTGTTCAAAGGATTCGGCAGCAGCGGCAGCAGCAGTACCCCCGCCTTCGACGCCAGCCTGCCGTATTACGCGCAAGGCACCAACTACGTGCCCAACGACGGCCCGGCCTTCCTACACAAGGGCGAAGCGGTCATTCCGGCGGCGCAGAACAACGGCGGCGGCGGCGGGCTGGTGCTCAACACCACCATCAACGCGCCCGGCGCCGATTCGTCGGTCATCCCGCAAATCAACGCGGCGCTGGCGGCGCTGGAGCAGCGCATCTACCGCAACGTGCCGGGCATCACCGCCCGCCAGCAGCTGCGCAACCGCATCACGCCGATGGCGGCCTGACATGAGCGGAACCTTTCCCACCACGCCGGCGCCCAGCTCGATGAGCCTGCGCTCGATCCAGCCGACACTGATTTCGGTCGCGCACTCGCTCAAGCGCCAGGTGCGCAGCCGCGGCGGCCAGCGCTGGGGTTTTGCGCTGGGCTTCCAGAATCGCACGCGCGACGAGATGGCGCCGCTGCTGGCCTTCGCCCTGGCGCAGGTGGGTCAGTACGAAACCTTTACCTACACCCCGCCGGTGATCGGCACGCCGCGCGGCGTAGCCACCGGCACGCCGCTGGTGGTCGGCGCGCACACCACCGGGCGCAGCGTCGCCACCGACGGCTGGACGCCCTCGATCACCGTCATGAAGGCCGGCGATTTCCTCAAGTTCGCCAATCACGCCAAGGTGTACATGCTTACCGCCGATGCGGTCAGCAGCGGCGGTGGTGCGGCCACGCTTGCCATCGAGCCGGAGCTGGTCTCCGATCTCGCCGACAACGAAGCGATGACCATCACCGCGGTGCCCTTCACCGTCGCCTTCGCCTCCGACGCGCACGAAGTTTCGGTCATGGCCAAGCCGGTATTCGACTGGTCCTGCGAACTGGTGGAGGCGCCATGAACAGGGGGGCGTCCGGCGCGGTCATCGCCGAGATCGGCGCGGACAAGAACCGGCCGATCCACCTGTTCGAGCTGTATCTTGACGGCGCCACCACCTACGCCACCGATGCCTTTCGCACGATGGTCTGGAACGCGACCACCTACCCGGCGCTAGGGCATTTTCTCGATTATGACCGCATCGAGGAAACCGGCGACCTGTCCATCACGCCGGTCACGGTGCAGATGTCGGGCGTCGATCAGACCCTGATCGCCGCCGTGCTGGCGCATGAGTACATCGACCGCCGGCTGGTGATCCGCAAGGCCTTTCTGTCGGGCGCGTCGGCCGTGATCGTCGACCCGTTGCCGTCGGAATTCCGCGTGGACTCGATGAGCATCGAAGAAGACCCGGACAGCGGCAAGTGCGTCGTCGCCATTTCGGCCTCCAGCCACTGGATCGACTTCGAGCGCACGCCGGGCCGGCACACCAATCACGAAGAGCAGCAGATATGGTTCCCCGGCGACTTGGGCTTCGAGTACGTGTCGCAGTTGAACCGCGAGATCAAGTGGGGTGTGGCGTGATCAATACGGCTTGCACTTCCAGCGCCCGTCATTCCAGCCCAGCGCGTAGTCGGGGTCCGTCTTCATGCGGCTGTCGTCGCGTCGCCATTTGGCTTGCGGTCCCGGTACTGGGTCCAATTGCGTCAGCGCACTTTCGCAGCCTTCCGCATGACCTGTTTGATAGGCGGGCGGCTTGTCGCGGACAGATTCACTCGCTTTTGCAAGTCGGTCGGGAACGATGCTGCATGAAGCGAGCAGGGCACACAGCAGAAAAACGGGCAAGGTTCGCATGGCAGGATATGGGCGGGGTGACATCGTCATGATACCTCCTGACGTCCTGCTGATGCAATTCGCCCGCGCCGAGCTTGGCCGGATGTTCATCTGGGGCGAAACCAATTGTGTCGCCCTGGCCTTGCGCGCGCATGACGCCATGCACGGCACGGCGCTGCACGCCACGCACCGCAAGCACATGTCCACCGCCACGCGCGCCCGCGCATGGACGCGCAAGCACGGTGCACGCGGCGTGATCGATCAACTGCTTGCGGATGGCCTGACCGAGCTCAGCCCCGCCTTCGCGCAGCCGGGCGACCTCCTGATCGGCGAGACCGCCGATGGGCAGATTGCGGCGCATGTCTGCCTTGGCGCCCGCGTCTTGTCATCCACCGAAACAGAGGGCGTGCGCTATTTGCCGCTCGCCGCCGTATCGCCAGCGCCGACTTTCGCGGCTGGCTGGAGGGCTGCGTAATGCCGGCCGCCGTTGTTGCCGTCGCTGGCATGGCTGCTGGTGCCTATGTGGCAGGCACCGTCGCCGGGCTGGCGGCTGGCTCGCTTATGTATGGCGTGGTCTCCGGCGTCACCAGCATGGTGACGTCTTCCCTCATCGGCGGCATCATCGGCAGCGACGAACAGCCGCAAGATCAGCAATCCCCCGCCGAACAAGCCGCCCGCGGCGTGCTGGTCAATACCGCCGGCACGACCGATCCGCTGCTGGTGCTCTACGGCACGCGCCGCGTTGGCGGCACGCGGGTGCTGACCGAGTCCTCCGGCGACAGCAACACCTACCTGCACGTCGTCATCGCCCACTGCGAAGGCGAGATCGACGGCGTCGATGCCGTCTATTTCGACAACACGATCAGCACCGACGCACGCTTTGCCGGCGCCTTCACGCTTGAGCACGCGCTGGGCGCCGATACGCAAGCCGCCAGCGCCGCCCTGATCGCCGCCCTGCCGTCGGTGTGGACCTCCGCGCACAAGCTCTCCGGCGTCGCCTACACCTACGCCCGGCTGACCTACAACCAGGACGTCTGGCACGGCCTGCCGGTCATCACCGCCGATCTGCGCGGCCGCAAGGTGTATGACCCGCGCGATCTTTCCACAGCATGGTCCGACAACCCGGCCCTGTGCCTGCGCGACTACCTCACCAACGCCCGCTATGGCCGCGGCATCGCCTCCGCCCTGATCGACGACACCGCCCTCATCGCCGCCGCCAACTATTGCGACGCCACCATCACCACGCCGGCCGGCACGCAGAAGCGTTACACCTGCAACGGCCTGATCGACACCAGCCGCAACAGCATCGAAAACGTGCGCCTGCTGCTGTCCTGCATGCGCGGCATGCTGGTGTTCAGCGGCGGGCTCTACAAGCTGGTGCTGGACAAAGCCGACACCGCCGCCTTCGCCTTTACCGAAGACAACATCACCGGCGCCTGGACGATCAAGCTGGCCGACAAACGCAGCCGCTACAACCGCGTGCGCGCCAACTGGATCAACCCGGACAACGAATGGCAGGCCGACATCGCCCTGGCCGAATCGACCACCTACCGCAGCACCGACAACAGCCTGATGCTCGAAGACCGCATCGAGCTGCCCTTCACCACCGACCCCTATGAAGCGCAACTGCTGGCACAGCGCCACCTGAAGCAAAGCCGCTTCGGCATCATCGCCAGCTTTCGCGCCACCATCGCCGGCCTCGGCTGCGAAGTGGGCGACGTGGTCAGCATCACGCACAGCACGCCGGGCTGGGCCGCGAAGGATTTCCGCGTGGTGCGCATCGGCCTGCTGCCGAACGACGAAGTCGAAGTCACGGCGGTGGAATACGACGATTCCGTCTACACCGCCGACCCGCTCACCACGCCGCGCACCAGCGTGGTGACCAACCTGCCCGACCCCTACACCGTCGCCGCGCCAGGCACGCCGGACGTTACCGAAACCCTGTTCGAGACCACTGGCAGCGCCGGCGTCAAGGCGCGCGCCACGATGTCCTGGGCGGCCGTCACCGATGCCTTCCACCTCGACTACCTCCCCGAATACCGCATCGCGGCGGGCGCATGGGTGGTGCTGCCGGCCACCGCCGGCACGTCGATCGACATCAACGACATCGCGCCGGGCAGCTACGAATTCCGCCTGCGCCAGCGCAATACGATGGGCATCCACTCGGGCTACAGCGGCACGCGGGCCAAGGAGATTCTTGGCCTGACGGCCGCGCCGGCTGTCGTGTCCGGCTTCTATGTCATCAAGTCGGGTGGCTTCGGCAAGGGCACCTGGAACCTGCATCCGGATCTCGACGTGCGCCAGGGCGGCTCGATCGTGGTGCGCCATAGTCCGCTGACGGTCGGCGCGGAATGGGATGCCAGCGTGGTGGTCGAAACCTTCGCCGGCAACGCCGTCAGCGGCGATCTGGCGCTGATGACCGGCACCTACATGGCCAAGGCCATCGACAGCACCGGCCACTACAGCGACACCTGCGTCAACTTCGTCGCCACCGAAGGCATGGTGACCGGCTGGACCACGGTCGGCACCGTCACCTTCGACCCGGGCTTCGCCGGCAGCCTGACCAATCTCGGCGTGATCGACAACACGTTGCGCCTGGTATCCGCCGAGATGTTCGACGACGCCGAGGATATCGACAGCAGCGAAGACATCGACGGCGGCGCGATTGCCGCCAGCGGCGAGGCCGACTTCAGCAGCGTGCTCGATCTCACCACCGTCGCCGTGCGCCGCGTGCAGGTCGCCATCACCGCGCAGGCCTTCGACGTGGCCGATTACATCGACGGCGCCGACGACATGGACAGCAACGAGGACATCGACGGCAGCGCCATCAACGATTGCGACGCCACGATCTACTGCGCCACCACGCCCGACGACCCCGCCGGATCGCCGGTGTGGAGCGCCTGGCAGCCGTTCTTCGTCGCCGACTTTGAAGCCCGCGCCATGAAATTCCGCATCGGCATGACCTCCGGCTTGCCGAGCCACGCCCTTGCCGTCTCGGCCCTGTCCGTGTCGGCCAAAGTACCCGCCTAGGAGATCCACCATGTCACAAGCCACCGCCGCCATCGCCAACATGAGCCGCACGCTGTTCCGTGCGGCGGTCAATGCCATCGCGCAAGCCATCCAGAGCATGAACAGCGGGGCGACCGAGCCGACCGAAACCTATGCCTACATGCCCTGGGCCGACACCACCAGCGGCTGGCTCAAGCAGCGCAACGCCGCCGACAGCGCCTGGATCAAGCGCTGGCCGCTGGGCACCGGCGCCAGCGTCGATGTCGCCAGCGCCACCACACTCGACCTCGACGCCGCTGCCGCCAACAGCGCCACCCTGCGCATCACCGGCACCACCGCCACCACCGGCATCACCCTCGCCGATGGCCAGCAGCGCCTGCTGCGTGCCGCCGCCGCCTGGCCCATCACCCACAGCGCCAGCCTGATCTGTCCGGGGGGCGTCAGCTACACCTGCGCGGCCGGTGATCTGATACTCGCCATCGGCGAAGCGGCTGGCGTGGTGCGGCTGGCGATCTGGAAAGCGGATGGCACGGCGGTGGTGTCCAGTACCTCGGCCAAGGTCAACGACTTTCGCTTGACGCTTACCACGGCGGCCCCCGTCACCACGGCGGATGTCACAGCGGCCGGGACAATCTACTGCACCCCCTACAAGGGCAACCAGATCAGCCTGTATTCGGGCAGCGCCTGGGTCACGCGCAGCTCTGCGGAGTTCTCGCTTGCGTTGAGTGCCCTTACCAGCGGCAAGCCTTATGACGTGTTCTGCTACGACAACGCCGGCACGCCAACGCTTGAATTTCTTGTTTGGACGAATGACACAACCCGCGCCACGGCGCTGGCCTATCAGGATGGCGTGTTGGTCAAGTCTGGTGCAGCAACTCGTCGTTATCTCGGCACGTTCTATACGACCGCGACGACGACGACCGAGGATAGCAAGGCGAATCGGTATCTATGGAACTACTACAACCGAGTGCGTCGGCAAGGAAAAGTCACTGACGCAACTCTTAATTGGACTTACACATCGGGGACAGTCCGTCAGGTACGGGCATCAACAGCTAATCAGTTTAATTTTGTTGTTGGCGTTGCCGAGGACTCCATTAATTTTGTCATGCACGCTCTTTATGTGTCTTCGACAAATAACGCTGGTTTCGGCGGTATCGGGCTGGACACAACGACGACAATTCATACGGATTGCGGGTATTCGTGGGTGCAGCCCGCATCAGGTCAGATAGTTCCTATGACAGCTAATTTAGATACCACTCCATCAGCCGGACGGCATTATGCAGCATGGCTGGAAAGCGGAAACACCAACGGGCAGTTTTACGGAACAGATACCAACAAGCAACCGGGTCTTATGGGGAGCATGTTCGCATGACACTGATCGCCCTGCATAACTTGGTCGCCACCGTTGCACCTATCGACGGCATCGACACTAATGGCAACATCTGCTTTAAGCCGGAAGCCACCGACGAGCAGAAGGCAGCGGCGCAGGCGCTGATGGATGCGCATCTAGCGGAGATTGAACCGTGACCTACCTCGCCCTCTACATCTACGCCTTCTATCTCCTGTTCGTCGTGACGATGGCGGCGAAGGCGGCGTGGCCCATGCTGACGCTCCTGCCGCGCATCCTGTTGGCTCCGGTGGCGATTGTCGCGGTGCTACTTGATGTGGTGTTCAACGTGTTCGTAGCCACCTTCATCTTCATGGACTTGCCGCAAGAGTACATGTTCACGCAGCGGCTCAATCGCTACAAGTACGGCGAGTCGGATTGGCGGACGGTGGTTGCCGTTTGGTTGTGCAAGAACCTGCTTGATCCGTTTCAATCTGGAGGACACTGCCGTGCCTGAAAAAGACCCAAGCAACTATTCGCTGATCACCTATCTGTGGGTTGTCGCTTTGGCGACGGCGGGTGGCGCGGTAAATTTCGCTCGAAAGCTGAAGGCTGGATCAGTGCGCGCCTTCAACATCACCGAATTCATGGGTGAGATATTGACCAGCGGTTTTGCCGGCCTGCTCACATTCTGGCTGTGCGAAGCCGCCGATATCAACAAGCTGCTTTCCGCTGTCCTGATCGGCATCAGCGGCCACATGGGCAGCCGCGCCATCTTCCGCATCGAGAAGTGGGGCGAAGATAAATTCGGGAGCGTGAAATGATCACCCTGCCGGATTACTGGATGGGCCGCGACGAGAGGTATGCGGACCAACTTACCGACGCGATCCGCGCCTGCGCCGGCGACCTGATCGGACGCGTGAATCTGCTGCTGACCTGGGCGATGATCGAGAACATCCGCCCGGCGCTCGACGCGCGCACCCGCACTCACGTCGCCAGCGGCTGGCGGCCAGCGGAAATCAACGAAGCCACGAGCAACGCCGCGAAGGCCAGCAAACACCTGACCGGCGACGGCATCGACCTGCGCGACAACGGCACGCGCGATCTGGCGCGCTGGTGCCTGCGCAATCTGGACGCGCTGGAAGAAATCGGGCTGTGGATGGAAAACCCGCAATGGACGCCGACCTGGGTGCATCTGCAACGCCTGCCGCCGCAGTCGCATCGGCGGGTGTATGTGCCATCCACCAAGCCGCCGCTGGTGGCGATGCTGCCGGAGCAGGAGGGGCTTGTCGCATGATCCCCAACCCGATGCTTCTGCTGGCCGTGGTGCTGGCTTTTGTCGCCAACGGCTTCTACTGGACCGCCCACGGCAGCAACGCCGCAGACACGCGATGGACGGCGAGGATTGAAAAGGAACGGGCAGATTCTTTCAAAGCGGCCCGTGACATTGAAAGAAAACTACAGGAGGCTTACGATGCAGCCACGAAAAAACAAGCCGCGCGCCTGGCAGGTGTTCAGCGCACTCTCGATACTGCT